GGTAACTCTGGTGGCAAGCTGAAAGTCACAAATAAGACCACCAAGGAGTCTATCAGCCGTGAGAAGACGTTCAATGGCACCTTTGAATTGAACGGGGTTAATCCTTTGCTTGATGGCAAGGGTGACCTCCTCAATACCGATTATGGTGTGATTACCCTGCAAAAGGGTGACAACGAGTTTGAGGTTGAGAACTTCAATGGCACTATTAGTTTTGACTTTCCGATGTGGTGGTTATCATGAGTTTAGTCGTAATTGTTCAAGCACGGGATTCTGATAGAGGATACCGTGTTAATTATGCCGACCTGGTGGATTCTTTTGAGTTCAATTACCAGATTAGCAATAACTACGAGATTAGCTTCACCATGACTTACGTTGAGGAGTATAAGGAAGCGTTCAATGCTGCCAAAGCTAAAGGTCGAGTTTATGAAGATGGCAAATGGTTTACTATCCAACAAGCTGACACTGAAATCAACAGCCAAGGGTTGTTGACCTTAAAAGTTACCGCTAATCATGAGTTAATCGATAAGATGAAGAATCTGCGGTTGGATAAAAAGGAACCGACCGAGGATAATCCGGAAACCAGTGGTGGAGGTTCTGGCAGTGGTCAAGATGATAACCAGGACAAACCCGAGGTTACAATCAAAAAGACTGCTGAGAAGAAAACATACTCGTTAAAAGATAGGCTTGACCAATTCTTTAACAACAACGATCAAGGGATTAACTACCGCCTACAAGGCAATTTCCCCGAAGTTGCCGTTGATTGTGATGGCTCGCTTTATGAGTGGTTGGGAAGTCACTTAAAGGACTTTAGCGCTTATTGGTGGCCGGATGGCAATACACTAGTTATTTCTGACTTGCCTAGTATGCAAAGGAAAACAGGGCAAGCCTTCCGTTACCAGTACAATGTTACTAATGCGCAAGTTCAGCTTGACGCTAATAACATCGTCAACGACTGCATGGTCTACGGCGGTAAGATGGAGAAGGACATTACTTCCGGAGGGCCAGGCGGTGGCGGTGACCTTGATTCGGTTGAGGGATTTTGTAAGTCGCCAATTAATGCTGACTTCGGTGTTAACAAGCAGTTGATGTTACAGAACTTTGCCGCTCGTTCAAGAAGGTTGCGTTACCTTGGCGCTGATGTTAATCGACTTTACGACACCATCAAGGGCCAAGGAATTAGCCCAGAATGGTTCTTTGCTTATGAGCTTCAAGAGGACTTGAATCCGAACTGGGGCTGGTTGAACCATACCGTCCCCCACGGTGATGCTTATCAAGATGCCATTTCAGTATGTAACTGGATTAAGCAGTTTGCTAATAGCGACAGTTTCCATGCCGCTACCGAAGGCGGGTTAGGTAACCAATCAATGGCTGCCAAATGGAACCAAGAATTTCCTAAAGGCACGATTGGTCGTCTGTATCTACAAGGCACTGCGGCCGCCGCAGCCGAATTGTTAGGCCAAGCAGGAGGCTACTACGGTAAGCCACTGGCCGGTTGTGTATCGGTCATCAAGTCCTGGGGCGGTCATACCGTCAAAGGCGGTGATGGTGGCGGCTGGGGTTGGCCGTTCCCATGTGGTGAGGGTCATTTTGACCTTGGTCAAACCTTTGGTACCCACCCACAAGATGGCGTTGGTCGTGGTAATGGGTTTCACGATGGACTGGACTTTGGGGCCTATGACCACCCAGGTAATGAAGTCCACGCTATTCATGGTGGCAAATGCATTATTAGCAGAGATTATGTTCCAGGAGTTAATTGGTACTGCGTTATTCAAGATAGCTCAGGACTTAACGTGGAGTATCAGGAAGCCTTTGCATCGCCAAGCAACATCACTGTTAACGTTGGCGATGTGGTCAAAACTGGTGATGTAATTGGGTACCGTAATACCTCACACTTGCACATTGGGATTACTCGTCATAGCTTCAGAGAAGCATTTGCTCATGCTTGGAGTGATGATGGCACTTGGTTGGACCCGCTCCAGATGATTAAAACTGGCGGTGCATCTTCGCCAAGTGGTGATAGTGGGAGCTCATCAACTTCTACTACTAGTCAAACGTACTATGCGCTGTCATATCACTACGAGAACCAGGAAAGCATCAAGAAGTATGGCCGTCATCGGGGTAAGAACCTTGTCATGGATTCCATCTATGACATGGACCAGTTGAAGAAGTATGCGGATGCTAATATTCAGCATGACCCACCAACAACTTTGACGTTAAAGGAAATCTACGGAGGCGAATATGGTTACTTCCTAGGTGATACTACAAGGCTGATTGTTCCTGAGATGAACATCAACTATGATGTCACTTTAATGGGGGTTAAGTTCAACCCGTTCAAGCCTGACCAGTCGGATTCAACTACCCTGACATTCAACAATACCGGGCTGACCATGCAGAATGTTATTAACGCTCTATATAACGATATCAAGGGGATTAATCGTAATGTCTCGCAGTTTGACACGCTAGGTACAACAGTTGAGCGGAACGAAGACCACTTTGCCAACGAGATAATTAATCATCAGAACCAGTCGAATAATAGTATTCCGAAACTAAGCAATGCTGAGATGGATAGGCTTAAAGCGTATACGAGAGGTGAAGCAAATGGCTGATGATGTGCAAAATACAATGAAGCCGATTGCTCCGAACGATCAGGACAAGTTTAATCAGCAGATTATCCAGTTCCGGGTTGATCCGGACACTGGGTTTTACACGTTGTCTTGTTCTACGGATAATGGCCTGCATTATCAGGTTATTCTGACAGCTGACGGTCGAAAATTCTCGGATAAGGATGCTGCCAGCTTCTGGCCGTTCCTCAAGAAGTACGTTAGCTCATTAATTGATGGTGCGACCATCGAATGGGCTGATATTAAGGGTAAACCAGAAGTGATAACCAAAGATCAATTAGAAGAGCGACTGGCTAAGTTGGCAATCCCAACCAGTTTTAGCTGGAACGACATTACCGACAAACCATCTGACCTGGTTCACGAGCAGGCACTGCAAGACGTTAAGTCTACTGCTAGTTCTGCTAAGGAATTGGCCGAAAAGAATGCTAGCCTATTAGATAACAAGGCCGATGTAGGGCAAATCCCAAAGACTATGAGCTGGGACAGCATCACTGAGAAACCCAGGTTGGCTCTTGAAAGTGATATTCCATCATTAGACGGCTATGCAAAGCTAAACCAGATTCCAAGCATTGATGGCCTGGTTAGAGAAGCAGAGCTGACTGCCTATGCAAAGCATAAAGAGCTTCCTGTTATTCCGACTGACTTGGTCCATAGTGCTGAAATGGAGCAGGTAAAAGCCGAGGTTAGTCAAAATAAGCAGTTGGCTAATCAAGCAGTGGCTCTTGCAAATTCTGTAAAGGCCACTATCGATACAGATAATCTTCACCAAGTCAAAAAGCCTTCCGAATATTCGGAGGGCTTTTCTTATGAGGTGAAGGCTCTATCTGACCTGGGCATTGACTTAACTAAGTATGATACTTCAGTGCAGAATGGGTGGATTGGTCTTGTAAAGTCGGTCCAAGTGTCAGCCTTTAACTCGGTGTATGTGACGCAAACGGTGCGGGTCCTGGGCTCTTATCGGCCCACCACCTTTATTCGTAATGGTAGCGGCGATAGTTGGTATCCGTTTGAGCTAGTAACCACTTGGTAGCCATCAAAGGAGGTGGTGCAATTGGCGGACAAAATCACATTACACACTACTGATTTACCGCTGGTGTTGAACAGAAAATTTTATGATGACTTGGTTGAGAACTTCTCGGCAATTGAGGAGGAGCTGAATGACCTGGTTTCCCGAGTTGGGGATAAGAAATCACAGGCCAGTTTGGAGCAGAAAATTAGCTCACTGGAGAACAGAATTAATCGTATTCAAGTGAGTGGTATCGACCAGGTTGCATTGGAGAACGCAGTCGAAACTGTATTAAAGCGAAAGGGGGTTATTTAAGTAGATGGAAACTTTAACATTTCACGTTGATACCGACAGGCGTGACTTGGCAGGAACTATGGACGATGCTGTACTGACTGTCGATTGGCACGATGACAATCAGTATTCCTGGATTCAAGCACGTCAGTATGAAAACACTATGCGGCAGGCAATGGTTAAGATTTATCAAGGGGATAAAAATAACTACATTCCTATGGACTTAACTGGCACTAACCAGATTCTGGAAGGTGTCATGCCCGATGGAAAGCACCGTGTTTATGATTCAAAACATGCAACTTTGATTGACCCAACCGGTGGCCAGTTCCGCTTTGATTTTCCAGCACAAGTCTTTGCCGTAGCCGGGTCATATAAGCAGATTTTCTTTCGGATTGTTCGAGAGGGAACAGGGGAGTCAATTGCTACGCTAGAATTCAACATGGATATTCTTGCGGATAAGGTTGTCTCTGGACTGATTCCGAGCGACTATATTACGCCATTCCAAGACCTTTATAGCAAGTTGGAAGCCATCGTTGCTAATGCTGGCGCTGACCTGAAGAAGTTCAAGGAGGATTGGGACGCCAAGATTCGTGCCATGCTGGATACGTATGGTAAGGACTTTGACAGCCTGCAAAGCATCGTTTCCCATCTGGAAGCACGGATTGAAGATATTCAAGCCCTGATTAAGGCTAACGATGTGGTTACCTTCACTCAGCTGGCCCGGATTGCTGGTTGTCCAGTACTGTTGGGGGTTGCACACCTTGACTTAGGGACTTACAGCAATGGAGACGTGGACTTGTATCCATCAGTCCATGCTTATGTCGGTAAGTATGGTGCAGGCATTGGCGGGGCCGGTGATACTCCTGCGGGTGGTTCAGCAGTTTACGATGTCAATGTGCGTGCAGTACGTAATGAACCTACTGAAATTGAAGTCTTTGTCAGTCCGGATAACATTCATAATTTTATGAGTGACTTATCAATGTCTGACCCGGACGCCAGCTTTGGTGGTTCATTTGCTTACGTATACAGCGATATCTTCACCATTGCACTAGAGTTCAAGGGTGCGACCGTCACCAAGTTTGATGTAGCAAGCGATTTTGTAGCTAAATTCAAGGAGGTTTAATAATGGACAATCTGAAAATTCAAAAGGCAGAGCTTGACTGGCATGTTAAGCACAATGCCCTCGTTGACACCGTAGAAAAAGTGGGGGGGTAGTAAACGCCCTCCAATGGACTAAGCCAACTGATGATGGCATTTTTTTCCTAAACGGTTGGAGTGGTCGGGCTACCTATTCTTACGTACAAATTGGTGATAAGAAGATTGTCGACTTGCAAGTAGTAACCAAAGGTAATGCTAAGGCGGGTCAGTACACGGAAATCTTTGCAATCCCAGATAACGTAAAGCCCAAAAATCGAATGCTTCAATGCCGTTATTGGCAAACTATTGGTCAAATTTCTGATAACAAAATGGGAGTCCTTAGCACCGATGAGCTAAAGGCAGACCCAAATAATTGGACCTATGTAGGAGACTTTATTTACGTAATTTAGCGAGTAGCCGTTGAGGTTGCTCGCTTTTAAAATGGAAAGGGGACAACCTTAATGGCATATCAAGAAATAGCACACGGACAAACACACTGGGATAGCCCACTTAATGCAATGCTTAAAGAGCTTTATGATACTTCCAAAACACTGTCTGATAAAACATCTTTGGCCTACGAAAGAATCGAAGAAAAGAATGGATTGGTATTAACTAATGGGTGGCAGAAGAACGAGTGCTACATTGATGTTTTACCGTTTCTTAATGGCAAAACCTTGAAGATTTGCCACCTGTCCATTAGTCACCCTAACCTTGCACCAGTTAACGGAGCACCGCTGCTAATCGTGCCTAGCAAGGCTAGCATTTTCGTGGCGCAATTCATTGGTGGAAGTGTAAGTGGAGAACTGTCATTCTATGGAATCGACGTTAGCCACATTGGGTATCATTACGCCCCAGCAGATGGGCATAATCATGATGTTCAAGTAGATATTACTTTCATGTATTTTTAATAAAGAGGAGGAACTATAATGGCAAAAACCATTTATCGTTGGGATACGGATATGTGCTTGACTGCAACGGATAGCGTAGCAGACGATTATACATTACAGCCAAACGAGACAACTACCGCTCCTGACAAAATTGAAAAATCAACAGTAAAATGGCAGGGGTCAAGCTGGCGTCAGTTGACTGATGAAGAAGATGCGGCTTACATTAAGGCTCATCTAGGACCAGCGCCAATTTCTACCCAGCCAGCAGACGACAAGGGTACCGAAGCCCTGGGCGCTTTAGGCAAGCAGGTTGGGCAGCTGGTAATCGATAATCAGAAGAATACTCAGGCAGTCCAAGCCTTAGGTGCTCAGATTGCAGGGTTAATCGCAAAGGACACTACAAACGGAGGTAAGTAATCATGGGAGCAATGTTTGATTTTTGCAAAATTATGTATGGCACGGCTGGCTTTGATTTGGACTTTTATGTAAAGTTGGGCGACGCAGTTCTAACTGCCGCCGGCTACAAGGCAATTACTGGCAAGGACTACGCTCCTGCCGCAACACCAGCTGTATAGCTTGTTAGATAGCTGGATATAGCTGATATATAGTCGCCATTGAAATACACAATGCATAGAAAGCCCTACTCACAGCGAGCAGGGCTTTTATTATGGGCGGCTTTAAAATAAAAAATGGACGCTTATTAAGCGCCCGCAACCGGTTCGGCATTGAGGAGCTACCACAACACCATTTTGCGCACCGGCCTTCTAATCATCATGTCTATATTATATCACATTCTAATTGTGATACAATAATTACTGCGCACCGGGTGGGTAGCTCCCACTTAAACCGTGTGCAATAGGAGGTGACTCCTATGGGACATTGGTTCCTTCTGATCATCATTGTGCCTAGTAAGCACGTTAAACAACTAATTAAGTGGTTGCTCAAGTAGTGACCCGAGCGCTTATCTTCGGATAGGCGCTTTTATTTTACCCAATTCTAGGGAGGTGAACCAATGCCATATCATTTGCTTGTATTACATCAAACACAAAAATTAATCGACGATCCTTTAATTATAGGATTTACATGGCTTGTACTTGTTGATATCTTGTCAGGAATTGTAAAAGGACTTCGAAGTAAGCAAACAGCAGATCGTACTAATTCAACCAAAGGAATCTATGGACTGTGTAAGCATCTATTAATCGTCGCAATGGTTATAACTTTTTACCCATACTTTATTACTTTAGGATTTAACTTGGTTGCGCAGATTATGGTTCTAGCCTTTGCTTATCAATACCTAGTTTCCTTTGTTGAAAATCTTAGTCAGATGCACATTGCTACCTGGTGGTTACAACCGGTTGTCGATTTCTTGGCTAAGAAGTTAAACGTGGCTAAGGCCCAGCCAGATTATGATGGACGGGACTATGACCATATTACCGGAAAATATAATGGAAAAGAAAAGGAGGACGATAACCATGCCTAACTTAGTTGCGGATTATTCTGCTTATCAACCGGACACACTTGACTTCATGCAAGCCACCAAAAATGCTGGGGTCAAAGCGGTAATCATTAAGCTAACTGAGGGGACCGGCTGGGTAAGTCCTAAGGCGGCGGGCCAAATTCGGAATGCCGTTAAAGTTGGCCTGATTGTCCACTGCTACCACTATGCTCGCTTCTGGAGTGCCGACCAGGCCATTGCCGAAGCTGACTACTTCTGTTCAGTGGCTAAGCAGTACGGCATTGACGCTAGTTCTGTCATGGCACTTGACCTGGAAGAGGGAAGCAATCCAGCATTCGCTAAGGTCTTCCTCGACCGAGTTATTGCCAATGGCTACCCAAGAATTGACTTGTACACGATGGCTTCATATATCTGGGATGGCAAGGTCAGCCTAGGTGCCTTCGGCTACAAGATTAACGGCTGGATTGCCGCTTACGGTGCTAGTCAGCCCGGTGTGGACAACGTGGGTACCTGGCAGGCCTTCAACAACTACCCAATCGGTGGTTATCGTGTTGATATGTCTTACGACTTCTCCGGCTACTACACCACTGAACAAGGAGCCGTTGAACCGGCCAAGATTACCACGAGCGGATGGCTAGACAGTGTAGCCTTTGATGGTGACCAAGTCGTCGTATCTGGCTGGTTTGGCACTGACCGAGCCAAGGATAAGCCGTATCACTATGTAATTCTGACCGCCGATGGTCATGAGTTGGCCCGGCGGCAGGTGGATCTGACTGACCGTCCAGATGTTCATACGGCTTATCCGGACATTGATGCCAAGTGCGGCTTCTCAGCCAAATTCAACTACACCAAGGATAAGGCTGGTAAGAAGGTCACCATTTACTTCCGCTATACTGATGATCCAGCGGGCAATGGCAATGCGGCAGACTTTACGGCTGACCACGAGTTCACTCAAAACCTGGCTTACTTGGACGGCCGGAAGTCAACCATCTACACCAGCAAGCTCCAGCTGTCAGGCTGGCACGCTACCGACCTGTCGATTGGTTTGAAATACCGGTTCTTGATTTTGCTGGCTGACGGCAAGGAAGTTCAGCGAATCAAAGTAGACTCGGTTAACCGCCCTGATGTAGCCAAGGCATATCCAGGTGTATATGGTTCTGGGCAGGCTGGCTTTAATGGCGAGTTCGACTATCCAGACAACCTAGTCGGCAAGAAGCTCCAGCTGGTTGCTCGCTACTCTGATGATGAGGGTGGCGAAGGTAACCACGTTGACTACTGGTTCCCAGAGTTTGAAGGCCCGGCTAAGCCGGTGTTAGATGGCAAGACAACCAATGAAGTCCTGGCTGACCACGTAACTGTGGAGTCGGTTGGCGGCAAGCAGAAAGTAACTTTTAGCTAATTTAATGAAATAAGAAAGGAAAACCTTTCAAAAGTTAACCGTGACCCGGAGACGTGTGGAAAGCGTCTGCCGGGTCTTTTTTGTGTTTTATGGTACAATAATTAGTTGAGGTAGTGATCTATGAATAGTACAAAACTATATGGATATTTGGTTGTAACGAATGTCTGCCGAAAACAAATTTACGAATATAAGAAAATCTTTGCTAAGTCAATAAATTTGAATCAAGTTGATAAACAAAGATGGAAATTGTCTTTTAGAAAATATAATCAGCAACTATATAAACTTTCGTTTTATTTCGACGGTACTCTTGAAGGATACTGGTATATCCTTCCCGTGAAGCATCCGAAACTAAGTATTGATATGCTTACTAATATAAACGAAGAATCTGAAAAACTATTAAAAGAAGAGTGGTTCTATGGGGTTAAAGACAAGGCGGGATTAGCTTCGCTACTTGGACAGATTGATAATAGTTTTTTTAATATAACACCTTATCCAACTATTTTGTATAAAGCAACATATTTATGGTACACAATATCAACAAAGCAGATGTTTAATAATGGTAATAAAAGAACTGCCCTATTAACAGCGTTATTATACTTGAAGTTGAATGGTTACTTATTTGATATTCTTGATGAAGTAGCACTGTATGATATTTCTATTAAAGTTGCAAACAAAGAAATATCATTCAAACAACTTTACCAGTATATATCCAGACATTCTTATATTGATTTTGAATTTTCAAGAAGGATACTTTTGGGTGAAAATTCTTGATACTTAATAATTCATGTAGTAATATATTTAATATTAATTTGAAAGGAGCTGATATAATGAATAACAAGCTAAACAAACAGTTTGTTAAAGTTCCAAGTAGAAAATTAAATAAGATTGCAAATAGGACAGTTGATATAGATTCCAGAGTAGCTATGAATGAGTTATTAAAAAATCCTAAATTAATAAAAACGTTACAAAAATTGTCATTGGTTTAA